ACTCCTCCAGGTGGTGTAAGTACTGGTACAAACTATTGGTGGACATATGTATCTGCAACCACTGGAAAATTATCTACTTCACAAGCCAACTATTTAGCTGGTACGTTTGTAAATACTTCAGGTTCATATACAGCAAGCGCCGCTACAATGACACCACAACTAGTATCAAGTTCCGTAACGGCAGATGTTCGTGGAACATATACACCTGCAGGAACATTGAATGGTTCAAATAAGCTAGTTATGACACTAGGTTTAACGGCTATTCAAGTAGGTCCGAATTCCACCACAACTGGTTTACTTGGCATAGCCCAAGCCTAATAGGAGAAAAACACCATGGCAACTAGTAAATTTGGGCGTGAGCCAAAAATGATGACAACAGAACCTTCTGCTGATGAACTTAAGCATGAAGGTATGAAAAAAGGCGGTCATGCGCATAAAAAGCACATGGCAATGGGCGGTAATCCTATGATGATGCCACCTCGTCGTGCAATGGCTATGCAACCTGCTTTACTCAGACGTAAAGAAGGCGGTAAAGCTGAAGAACGAAAAGAGATGAAAGAGATTCATAAAGTTGAAAAAGAACTTAAACATCATGAAAAGATGAAAGACTCTACACATGGTGGTAAAGCTCACATGGCTAAAGGTGGTAAAGCTATGTATACACCTCAGATAGGTGGATTACTTGGAGAAGGTAAGCCACATCACAAGTCTATGACTGGTGCAGTAGAAGGCCCAGGTTATAAACATGGTGGTAAGACTCATCGCATCTCAGGTCATCCTGAAGGTACGCATAAGCACCATATGGCTATGGCAAAACACCATAAGTCAATGCATGCAGAAGGTGGAAGTGCACATCATCACAAAATGGCAGAGCATCATAAGCACATGGCTAAAATGTGTAAAGCTAGTGGTGGCACAATGACTGCTGTTCATCATGGTGGCGAACAACTTAAGCATGGTGGAAAAGCTAAACATCACTATGCTAAAGGTGGTCAAGCATTGGCTGCTAAAGGTGATGCTTTTCAGACTAAAGGTACATTAAAGCCAAAGATTGACGTGCAAGATAAAGTTGTTGAAGCTAAACAAACTAAATCATTTCACACTAAATCAGGTGGCATTGAAGGCATAGGCTATAAGCATGGTGGTAAGATGCATAAGTATGCTAAAGGTGGAACAGTTTCTCAGAATGTAGCCAACAGATATCTAAATGATATGAAAGATGGTGAAAAGATGCCAACCAAAAAAGGTAAGACAGGCGAAATTCATCAAGCTCCTGCAGGTTACAAATCAGGTGGGCATGTTACTCATGGTCATAAGCAACATCACACCACTCATGGTCATGATGACCACGGTCATAAATCTATGCATCATCTTGCAGGGAAGCACGACCATGGACATACACATATTGACCATCACCCTATGAAGCATGGAGGTCATGCAAAGCATCATAGCAAGATTTCTACGCATCATAAAAAAGGTGGTAAGTGTAACTATTAAAGGTTGGGGTGAAAACCCCTCCTTTTAACTTGGAGATTTAATATGAGTAATAACATCGTTTCTTCGGTAACTCGTAGTGGTGCATATGAGCCATTTGATTTACAAGTTGCTCGTAATCAAATTTATGGTCATCAACAAGTCAATATTTTTGGTTATCAAGCATCTGTAACAACTACTAGCATTCCTGTTTGGGAAAATGCTACAACTTATACTTACATTACAAATGCATCTACACTAACTCTTGTAAGCACTTCTGCATCTGATGATACTGTTGCGAAAGTGCTAATTAGTGGATTGGATTCAAACTTTAATCAAATATCCGAATCATTACAAATGAACGGTACTACAGGTGTAACTACTCTGAATAGCTATTATCGTGTAAATAGTATGGTTTTAGTATCGGCAGGAACAGGGCAAACTACTAACGTAGGTACAATTACATTAAAGCAATCCTCTAATATTGTTTCTCAAATCAATGTAGGAATTGGCAAAACACAAAGTACTGTATTTACAGTACCTGCAGGATATACATTCTATTTAGACTTAGCTGAAGTAAATACATCAAATAGTTATACAGGAAGCACAATTGTTACTTACAAAGTACAAGCTATTAACAATACTACAGGCGTTAAGTTTGTTGTGTTGCAACAACCGTTTGTATCAATTTATACAGCGCAAAGACAAGCAAATCCGTTTTTATACGCTGAAAAAACCGACATTCAATGGCAACTTGTTACAAGTACAGGAACAATATCTGCAGGAGTTATTATTACAGGTAAACTTATACAAAACAATAATAATACTGTTGGTACAGGGAGCTAATTATGCCTTTGATCAAATCAAAATCAAAGCAAGCATTTAGCAAAAACGTTGCTACTGAAGTAAAAGCAGGAAAGCCTGTTAAGCAAGCGGTTGCTATTGCATACGCTACAAAAAGATCTGTAAAGAAAAAAGAGGGTGGGCATTTGAAAGAAGTGCCTGAGGGAAACAAAGGCTTATCAAAACTTTCTACAGAAGTTAGGCATAAGATGGGCTACATGAAACAAGGTGGTAAGCTTCCAGGTTTATGGGCGAATATTCATGCTAAGCAAGAACGTATCAAGCATGGGTCAGGAGAGCATATGCGTAAACCCGGAAGTAAAGGTGCTCCTTCAGACTATGATTTAAAACATTCACAGTCTAAGAAAATGAAACAAGGTGGCGATGTTCGTCTTTCTATTAAGAAAGGTGAAAAACTGCCTACTTCTCAAGGAGCAGGACTTACTGCAAAAGGACGTGCAAAAGTTAATAAAGAAACAGGCAGTCATTTACAAGCTCCTCAATCAAAAGGTTCAAGACATAATAGCTTTTGTGCTCGTATGTCAGGGGTAGTGAAGCATGCTAAAGGCGATGCACCAAGAGCAAAAGCTTCGCTTAAGAGATGGCATTGTAAAGACGGCGGACAGACAAAGAAGAAATACGATATTAAGGGGTGGTAATGAGCACTTCAGGTACAGTTAGCACCACAGTTGTTACAGTTCAAAATCTAATTGATAGTGGCGCTCGTCGTGCTGGAAAACTAGCTGAAGAATTAACATCAGAGCAAATCTTTGCTGCAAAGCAATCTCTTTACTATTTACTATCTAATTTAGTCAATCTTGGTATTCAGTATTGGTGTATTCAAAAGAATGTGATTGGCATGGTTGCTGATCAATATGAATACTTATTGCCTGCATCTACTAATGATATACTAAGTGCTAACTATAGATATTTGACAATTAATACAAACGGCGCTAATTCATCTTCAGGAATAGTTGCTAATGCTTTTGATGGTATCTATACTAATATTTGTCAGTTAACAACTAATACAGGTTACATTGGTATTAATAATGGAACCGGTCAAGGTATTTACATGACAACCATTGGTATTTTTCCTGCTATTACAGGAACAGTTAACTATCAAATTCAATATTCTCAAGATAATTCTACTTGGGTTACATTACTTACTCCAAACACTACTTCTTGGGTTAGTGGGCAATGGATTTACAATGACTTAGATCCGTCAGTTACTGCTCCTTACTGGAGAATTTTACAGACATCCGGTGCTAACATGGGGTTTTATCAGGTTATTTTTGGTTCAAATCCAACAGAAATTCCGATGTTTAGAATGAACCGTGATGACTACATTAATTTACCGAATAAGAACTATCCTAATAACTATCCTTTACAGTACTGGTTAAATAGAACAATTCCACAGCCTACTATGACACTTTGGCCTACGCCTAATCTTTATTCTGTTCAGATTGTGGCATGGTGTTCTAGATATGTACAAGATGTTGGTGCATTATCTGGTTCTATAGAAATACCTCAAAGATGGTATTTAGCGATACAGAATATGCTAGCACATCAAATGGCTATGGAGTTACCTCAAGTTGATCCTGCTAGAATTGCTTACTGTGAACAGCAAGCAGAGAAGTATTGGATGATGGCTGAGCAAGAAGAACGAGATAAGTCTCCGATTTACTTTGCACCTAACATTAGTGTATATACGAGGTAATTATGGCTCGAAATAATCTTTTAAAAGGTTTTCATAATCATCATATTGTGCCAAAACATATTGGAGGAACAGATTCTCCTGATAATCTTGTATTGTTGCACCCAATTGACCATGCAATCGCTCATTACGTAAGATATAAAATGTTTAAAAAAAGAGGCGATGGGTATGCTTTTTATAGATTAATGTCTTATTTAAATGAAGAAGGGGTTCACATCTCTTTAACAGGAGTTTCTGCTTGGAACAAAGGTAAAAAATTAAGCGAGAAACATAAAAAATCTTTAAGTAAGTCGCATATTGGGAAAAAGTGGTCTGAAAAACAACAATTATCTCATGATGCGTCTAAAGAAAAATTTAAAGAAATAATGATAAAGGCAATGGCAAAACCTGAAACAAAAGAAAAACATAGAATTGCTGTAAGCAAAGGCAAAAAAGGAAAAAAGCAAACTGAAGAACAAAAATTAAATACTTCTATTGCTATAAAAGCATGGTGGGCAAAAAGAAAAGAGGCTCAAATTGAAGTGGCTTGATACTCGTGGAAATAATGTACTAACAATACAAATTTGCGATCGATGCAAGATGAAAAGAGCGTATGATGATGTGCAGCAAGATGAAAACATACCAGGTCTTAGAGTTTGTCGGTTTGGTTGTATTGACCAAAAAGACCCTTACAGACTGCCTATGCGTCAGCCTGAAAAAATTAGTCTTCGCTTTCCTAGACCAGATGCTGACATTGCTGCTAATCAAGATGCAATTACGACCGATCCAAATGTGGTTAACTCACCTAACCAAGACCCAAAAACACCTGTTACTCAAGGGGAATATGGTATTGCCCCTGAAACAGCAGAAGATCCGTTGGACGGAAATCTTGATAACCTTAGTCCGTAGAGAACGAATATGGCCAATGTACGAATAACACAACTTCCTGTAGCTCCTAGCCCTATTAGTGGTTCTGAACTTGTGCCGATTGTCCAAAATGGGCAGACAGTACAAACAACCGTATATAACTTAGTTAATAGCCCAACTCAGACTCAGACATATTTAACTATTAATAATGAGCCTTCTTTGCCTAATAGTCAAAGACTAGTAGGTGGATTAGGAATTGGAACAAGTTCTGGTGGTGCACAGGGTCAATACTCTGTTTTCCTTAATGCAGTATCAGGCTCATTAGAAAATGCATCTCAGGGTCTTATCATTAAAAATTCAAGTAATAGTGTCATTAATAGAAGCATTGCTGTTACTGGCGCTGGTTTATCTGTAACGAATGGAAGTGGCGTAAGCGGTAACCCTACACTCGGGTTAAGCGGCTTGCCATTAGCACTTGCTAGTTTAGGTGGAACAGGTTTTATTTCTACTAATGGTTCTACTTTAAGCACCAATGTATTAACAGGCACTACTAATCAAATTAGTATAGCAGGTGGAGACGGAACATCTACTCCTACTATTAGTATAGCAAGTAATGCTATATTTCCAGGAACAGGTTCAGTTACTGTACCTAATGGAACCTCTGGTCAAAGAACAGGGTCTACCGGCGCTTTCAGATACAATACAAGTTTAGGAACTTTTGAAGGTTACAATGCATCTGGTTGGCAACAGTTTTCATTAACTGGCGGCGTAACAACATTCACTACTACTTTATCAGGACTAACTCCTAATACAGCAACAAGTGGTCCTATTACTTTAGCAGGCACATTAAACCCGTCTTCGGGTGGTACAGGAGCAACTACTTTAACAGGGTATGTCATTGGTAATGGAACTTCTGCTTTTACTGCTAGTGCTACAATTCCAACAACAGCATTAAGTGGCACGATTACCAATGCGCAATTGGCAAATAGTTCTATTACTATTAATAGTAATACGGTAAGTTTAGGTGGTACAATTAATGTAGGAACCGTGACATCAGTAACAGGAACTGCCCCTATTCAGTCAAGCGGCGGAACTACTCCCGCTATTAGCATTACTCAGGCAAGTACAAGCACAAACGGATATTTAAGTAGTACTGATTGGAACACATTTAATAACAAACAGCCATCAGGAACTTATGTCACTTCAGTAGGCGCAACAAGCCCAGTAGTATCTAGCGGTGGTACAACCCCAACCATTTCGATGTCGGCAGCAACGTCATCTGTAAGTGGTTATTTAACCTCTACGGATTGGAATACTTTTAATAACAAAGGTTCAGGAACAGTAACATCTGTATCAGGTACAGGTTCTGTTAATGGAATTACTTTAACTGGAACAGTAACTTCTAGCGGTAATATTGTATTAGGTGGAGCTTTATCAAATGTAACTAATGCACAATTACAAAATAGTTCTGTAACAGTCAATGGAACATCGATAAGTTTGGGTAGTAGTGGAACGGTAACAGCATCAGCGGGAACATTAACAGGAACAACATTAAATTCAACGGTAGTAAATTCAAGTTTAACAAGTGTAGGCACAATTGGGACAGGCACTTGGCAAGGTACTATTATCGGAACTTTATATGGCGGTACAGGAACAAATGTTGGTGTTGCAGGTGGGGCATTTTAAATGAATGTTGATATAATATACAAAAGGAGTTAGATATGTCGCAGAGTGGGTACACACCAATTTTAATCTATGCTAGCGGAACAACTGGCAATACACCAAGTGCTAGTAATTTAACCTCTTCATCTACAGGCGCAGAGCTTGCCCTGAATTATTATGATGGTAAATTATTCTACAAAGACGCTTCAGGCAATGTTCAAGTACTAGCTTCTAAAGCAGGTAACGTCAACGTAGCATCACTTAGCTTCGGCACTACAGGCTTAACACCTAATACCGCAACCACAGGTGCAATTACTGTTGCAGGCACATTGATAACAAGCAATGGCGGAACAGGTTTATCAAGCTACACAGCAGGAGACTTACCTTACTATGCGTCAGGTACAGCCTTATCTAAACTTGGTATTGGAACAAATGGACAGATTCTTACATCGAGTGGTACTGCACCACAATGGTCAACACTAAGTGGTGTTGCTGTTACTACCTTTCAAACATCCTTATCAGGTTTAACACCATCATCCGCAACAAGCGGTGCGATTACATTGGCAGGTACTCTTGGTGTATCTTCAGGTGGCACAGGATTAACTTCATTAACATCAGGATATATTCCTTATGGCAATGGTACAAGTGCTTTTAGTTCTAGTAGTGCGTTTAGTTTTGATGGTTCTAATTTAACTTTATCGACAAGTCAAAATTCAGCAACTAAAGTTAATGTAACAAATTCAAATAGTGGAACATCTGCTGTTGCAAGATATGAAGCAAGCAATGGTTCTAATACAGCAGAATTTGGTATTCGAGGAACATCACAATCAACAAATGGTATTCTTGCTCCACAAGTAGGATATGCTTATAGTCCATCTGCTGCTGGTTTAGGATTAGTTGCTGCTGCTGGCCCAATATTATTTGCATCAAATGGAACATCTGAAGTTGCTAGATTTTCTACTGCTGGCTATCTAGGAATAGGTACAAGTAGTCCTATTACAAAATTACATATTAATTCACCTGATGCAAATACTGATATTTTATTTACTTTTGGAAATAATAATGGTGGTGGTCAATTAGGTGTAGATAATAATGGTTATCCAATAGTTTCATCTTATGGTGTTGCTCCAATTCGTTTTGGAAATAATAGTGGTTCATCTTTTGCTGAAACAATGCGTCTTGATTCATCAGGCAATCTAGGACTTGGAGTTACTCCTAGTGGATGGTATAGCCAATATAAAGCAATGCAATTTTCAGGTGGTTTAGTTTTAGCATCATTTAGTTCAGGTGGTGCTTATGTAGGAAGTAACTATTA